CAATTTCCCTGGCCTCAACCGCGATCGCACCGTCGAGTTCCGCGGCAGCAGTGAGGATGTTCTTCATCTGTACCGCATCCGCCTTCAGGGCGGCTGCCTCGGCCAGGATGCCCTGGACCTTGGCCTTGTCCTCGGCCGTCGCGTCCTTGTTCTCAAGGATCGACCGGGCCTGCGCGTAGAGCGCCTTGCTGCGCTCTACCTTTTCCTTCAGATCCATCGTACCCTCCCAGCGACGTTCAGTCGCGTAAGTGTGACCTACTCCTCGAGCAGGTCCAACTCCGCGGCCCCTACCTCTGCCAAGTGCAGCAGGTCCTCGTCGGTGGGTGGCTTGTCGCCGGCCCGGCCGGCCCCGGACTTCGGGGGTGCGGTCTTCGTCCTTTTCATTATATCACGCTTCGTGTCGTCCATCTCGGTTTCGGCGTCCTGGTGCTCGTCCGTCATGCCCATATCCACGCCCGCGTCCGCGAGCGCTTCGTGCAGGGCTGACATGGCCGCCATGATCCGGTCCACGTTCCGTTGGGCCAGCACGCGCCCCGCCTTCAGCGCCTTGTGCTCGGTCAGCTCGTGCAGGCCGAGGAACTCGACGATGTCGGCGATGTCCAGGTCCGGCCGCGTGTCGGACACCGGTTCAACGACCTTGGTTTCGCCCTTCGGCGTGAACGCCATCGTCCCGTACTCGCCCATCGCCGTGTCGGGCTGGGTCTCGGCCGGGAGAGGCTGGAACTCGTACGTCCCCTCCACCCACTGGTCGCGGGGTGCGAACGTCACCAGTCCGTCCTGCTGGGTGAACGGCACCTTGTAGCACACTGGACCGAACTCGACGATGCAGAAGCCGAGGTCGAGGTAGGTCGCCCGGACCCACGGAGCGTACTGCGGCTGCACCGCCGTTGGGTCTCCAAAGACCGCCGTGAACTCGGCCTGAACATCGTTGGCCACCTCTTCGATGGACTCGTTCTTCGTTTCGGTGTCCACGTGCACCGCCGCCAACTTGTCCACGTTCGCGTGGAGTGCCGCGATCTGGGCGTTGGCATCCTCCTCGGTGTCGTGCGTTCCGAGAGCCTCACCCGTGCGGTTCCCGTCGGCGTCCACCTTGTACACGCCCCACTTGTCGCCAACCTTGAACACGTCCCAAGGCTTGGCTTCGTGGTCGGACTTCGTACCCAGCACGGCCGTCTCGGTGTTCATGCCCCACAGCACGGGGGACACCTCCCACAGCCGTACCGTCTTCAGGTTGCGGGCCGTAACCGTGTGGCCGTTCTTGTCCTTGACCTTGGAGTAGTCCACGTCGAGGGCATCGTACGTGTACGACCACTCGTCGATGCCGCCCTCCCGGATGCGAACGAAGGCGCCCTTGCCCTCCGGCGTATCGAGGAAGAACTGGATGGACCCCATGAGCCCGCCGGTCGCCTCTGGGCTCTTGGCCCGAACCGCCTCGGGCAGTCCGGCGCGATCCACCTCCCAAAGTTTGACTGGCTTGCCCAGGACGCGCATGATGCTGTCCTGGAGGTGATTGTCGCAAACACGGATCTTCCCGGCCCGCTCGCTAATCGTCTTGACAAAGGAACCGGGGTGAGAGATGTCGCTCCCCTCGTCGAGGATCCCGAACACCGTGATGAGGCCGTCAACGATGCCTTGATCCTCGTCGATCCGTACCTTGGTAAACTGTACAGATTTTGTCTCGTGCTTCATGTTGCCCTCCGGCCAATCAATTGTATCACTATTCGGTCGCCTCGCCGGGCAGGACCGGCAGGACCGTGCACCGACAGTTGATCGAGTTTCCTGGACTGCCCGCAGGATCGCCCGGATAGTCCATCTCCTCGTCGTCCACGATGAATGGCTCGTCGATCGCAACCACCTGGCCGTTGGCCTCCCAGTGCGCCTCCCGCACGCGTTCGTCGGGGGTGGCCAGCCACTCCTTCTGTTCGACGCCCCACTCGGACATCTGCTCCGTGGCGCCAAAGTTCTCCGCCCGCATCGTCTCCGTCCGGGCGATCGCCTCCGCCCGGTAGGGCACCATGCGGTCCTCGAACCAGGCCAGGTCCTCCGGCTCCACGTCTCCGTACGCCATCTGTCGGAAGACCTCCTCGAGGTGACCTGCCATCGCATCAATGGACCAGCCTTCGTCCACCCCCATGGCGATGACCTCCTCGACAAGGTCCGCCGTGGTGCCGTTGACGGGACTGGCGAACTCCAGGGCGTACTCCGTAAACCACTCCTGCGCCCCGATGTTCGGCACGTCGAACTGAAAACCGAACTCGTCCCGCATGGTGTTGACGCCGTCCGTCATCACCCCCTCCAGCACAGGCAGGAACTGTTCCCGCCAGTTGGCGCCGGCCTGGGTGCGGAGGTAGTCCCGCGTCGCCTCGCTGTACTTCCGCCAATCGATACTCTGCTTGTTCCGCAGGGCGGACTTGTGTGCCTCCCCGAGCAGAACCAGCAGTTCCCGCTTGTCTATTTCAAGTGCGGTGCGGGTCGCCGCCAGGGCGTCGGACTCGTACTGCCGGGCGATGCGATCGACCTTCTTCCAGTACAGGAGCTTAGCGTCAGAGAAAACATGGACTTCGGTACGTTTGGGCCCGCCCTCGTCGCGCTCCTGGTCCTCGGAGTACTTGCGCCCCCGGGGAGCGAACCCCGGGAGGAAACGCTTGGCGGCATGACGACGCTTCGCAAAGATGGGCATGTCTCAGCGCTCCTTGGGCACATTCATAGGATATCCATCGCTACGAGGAGTTCGGCCTCTTCCTCGTCCGTCTCTACGACAGCCGGCTGCTTTACCACCTTCACCGGGGGCTCGGCGTAGTACGGGTAACGCCCGGTATGCTTCTTCTTCACAACCCCGGTCCCACCGGTTGCAGACTGCGTGTCAATCGCGCTGGCCACTTCCGTGATGCTGACTTCATAGATGGTTCCACCACCCCCAGGTGTGATGGTCGCATCCTGTGTGTCGGCTGCCGCCGCCGCCTCCCCAACCGAAACCAATGTGATCAGCGCCCAGTCCTGGACATCCAGCGCCACCCCCGCTTCGATGACGGCCGCCTCTTGCGTCAGCACGGCGCTCTGGGTCTCGGCCGCAGCACCAGCCTCAGCGATGGCGGCTTCCTGGCTGACGGTCGCGCTGGGCGCGTCCGATGCCGCCTCCACCTCGACTATCGCCGCCTCTTGGGTCAAGGTCGCGCTGGGCGTATCGGCCGCCGCACCAGCCTCGGAAACGTCACCGACCTGAATCAGCAGGGCAATCGGCGCATCGGTCGCGGAGACGGCCTCGCTAACGCCGTCCTCGAACAAGAGGCTGGCTGATTGCGCGTCCGCCGCCGCCGCGGGCTCCGCAACGTCGGCTAGAGTAGTCAGAAGCGCGGTCGGGCTATCCGCTGCTGCCCCTGCCTCGGCCACCGCCGCCGAATAAATCGACCCCGCGGCATCCTGCGAGTCCGCAGCCGCCCCCGCCTCGGTTACGCCTGCCAGCGTAGTCAACACGGCGGACGGTGCATCGGCGGCGCTGGCAGCTTCCGTTACGTCGGCATCAATCCCCGAGGTATATTCGATGTGGAGCTTGGCGGCAAGAGCGGTGTTGTAGTCATAAGTTCTGATGGCGAGGTCTCTTGTCGAGCTTGCAGTATGTTGTTCATAGATCATCACCATCGCGTTTCCGGTCGCCCATGAACCTTGGTCAATCAGCTCCTGGACAATCGCGGATAAATCAGCGCCGTTCGTTGGGTCTCCAGCGGCGGCACCCCATTCGTAGGCAACATCAGTACCAGATGCAAACAGATTGGTCGAATTCCACTGAACGGTAGCAGTCGTTCGATTACGAGCGTTGATGTCGTTGGCACTCGCTGTGAAGGTTCCTGGATTGGGGGCGAGTTCACCCCGAATTTGATGCTGGGGTTCGTCAAGGGTGTCATCCACGATCGTGACTTCGACCGTCGCTAAGTCAATGGTCTCCGTCCCATCTAGTGCTATCGTTGTCCAGCGGAGCCCGACGTGCTCTGTTGTGGCGTCAACCAATTGGTTTTGGCTGGTCAAGAACATGCCGTCGTTTGTAGCCTGAAACGCGTCGTCGCTGTTTGCCCCCACCTGCTCATCAATCGTCGTATCAATCTCAATCGGATAGTCTGCGGCCTGGAGCCAGGCAATCGGGATGCGGTGTTCCACGAACAGATTGGGACCAGTCCTGCGCAGCCTGAATGTCCCTAGCAACTCATCCGGGTCCTGATCCTCAACCGGAGCACCATTAGAGCGGGGAAGGTTGAACGTCCATAGGACTTCGCCCGTCGTGCTGTGACGGAACTCGATGTAGCCCTGGGTGTTGACCGGATTGTTGACCACCCGATTCCACAAGACGCCGTTCACAAAGATGTCTATATTGTTTGAGACCTGGAAGATGAACTGCAAGCGGGCGACAGGATTTCCGCCAGCAACGATCTGCGCCGTGGGGGGCGGCCATCTGGAGGCCTGATCCACGACAAGGCGCTTATCCAGCCTAGCAGTCTGTGTCTGCCAGCGGATGTCGAAGCCTGTCCCAAATGCGCCCGACCAGAACAGGACATCCTCGCCCTGAACGACCGCGTTCGCCGACTGCGGGTTAGCAATAGCCTGAATCTGATCTAAGTCGTTCGTGTACTGGAGTTGCTGGGGCTGGAAGGCGACGCTCTCGCCGGTGCCCGGATGGACGTACTTGACGATCTGGCCGGAGGAGAAGTTGGCCAGAGCGAAGGCGTTGTAGCCAGCCTGCACCATCTCGAAGTTCCACGGTGCAGTGCCTGGTTGCCAGGCGCTGTTGATCTCCTGATCCTCGGCCGGCCCGTAGTGCATCGGGCCGATACCAAGGTCAAGCATGAACTTGCTGGGAATCGTGGGGTGCTGGTGCTTGATGGAGTTGCGGCGACGCGCAACAACCGTGGCACCAGGCCACAGTTGCTGCGCCCTCTCGCGAGCCTCCCTAGCGGGATGGGCCATGCCGCGGGCCGCTTACAGCGCGCAGCTGTAGCTGACGTTCAGCGTGTCCGTATTGACCACTACCTTGTCCCCGCCCGTGAACAGCCCGGCCGAGAACAACGTGCCGCTGGTGTTGTCAATGGTCGAAACGGCCCCCGTCCCGTACACCAGAAAAGCGCCCTTGACCGTCCCGGAGCCTGTAATAGCGAAGGACAGCGCGGCGCTGAGCGCCTTGCTTCCGCCGGAGGCTGCATTCCAGGCAGCGGTCTTACGCGGTGCGGTGTAGGTTGGTGCGTTGGCGTTACCTGCCTCGGTCCAGCCGCCGTGCGAGGACATCGTATCGCCGGCCACCGGTCCGGTGGTGTAGCTCACTGAGCTGATGAGCCCCAGGAAGGGACCGACGATGGCCACCGAGGTCTGCAGGTCGTTGTCGAGCATGTGGTTCTTGCCGACGGTCGTCACCACGTTCTTGATGGTGTCTCGCCACTTGACTTCCCCGTCGGCTCCGACGCACTCCACCGTGAACACGCCGTGGATGCCCGCTTTCTCCGTCACCGCCGCCGCTCGACTTATCCAGGCGTCCACTCGCACCTCTGCCTCCAGCTTGTCACCCATTGTGTCCATGTTCCTTTTGTTCCTTTCTCTCACTCCTCGTGGGAGTAGACTGAAACTTCCTCGGATCCGATTACGCGTTTGTCCTTGTCGCGGGTAAGTTTGGTCGTTGACCGACTGCCTGTCACCTTCGGCACGATCACCGTTACCTCCGCTGGGGGCACGATGATCGGTTGCGGTGCTTGCGGCGCGACGAGGGCCTCCATCTTGAGGCCCATCGCCTCAATGGCCTTGACCTGCTTGTCCAGAGCACCGACGATCAGTTCCGCATTCTTGGACTCCACCGCTGCGCGCAGTGCCTTGGACTGCTGGGCCAGGACCAGCCGGTTCTCCGCCAGCTCGGTACCCATGCGTTCCCCCAGGGCCAAGATCTGCTCGGACAACCTAAGTACCTGCTCGGGCTGCGCCCTCATCTCGATGATAAGCTCAGTGAGTACCTTGCTCTGCTGTAGCGCAGCCTCAGCCTGTTCCTCCATGGCCTTGGTATTCACGACTACCGTTAGGTTCATATCGTCACTCTCTCCATGGTTCTTCTCGGCGGCATCGGCCGCGGCTCCATGACTCTTCTCGGCCGCATCGGCCACGGCCTCTGGCGCCCCAGTATTGGTGTCCCCAGACGTGTCCGGCTGTTCAGAAGGCTTGGGCTCCGGGATCGGGGACGCTTGATCTGGCGGTGTCGCCGGCGGCGCGGGTTCCGGCTCCGGAGCGTTCGGATCGTAGACCGCCTGGAGGGCGCCGCTCATGTACACGACGTCGCCGTCCGCCATGTCGCCGAGCTCCAACTCCAGGAGCTGCGCGGCCTGGTTCTTGGTGATCCCCGTGGCCACCGCCTGGGCGAAGGCGCCGATCAGCGCCGGCGTGCTGGCCTGGAGCGCCTTCACGCCCGACAGGTCGAAGCGCCCGAACGTCCTGCCGTCGTCGGCCTGGAGGAAGTAGGCCAGCTCGTCCTCGACGAGGGAGAGCTCCGGGACGAACGTGTCCTCCCAGAACTGCTTGCGCGCCTCCTCGAAGTTGGAATACGACGATCGCATCAGGCCGATGCGCGTTCCGACGAGAATACCCGGCACGCCCAGCGGCCCGAGAATCCGGCTCTCGTTGCGCTCGTCGATCGGCTCGAACCCAAGTTGAGAAAACGTCGGCGTGATGGCCTCAAAGTCGCCCTCGTTGTCCAGTACCCCGATCTCGGCCCAGTTCTCGAAGGAGCCGTACTGCTCCATCCACCGCTCCTTGATGGTGGCGACGGTGGGATCGTCCAACGGCTGCTTGAACTTGAGCAGGCCCATCGGCGCGGTGCCCTTGTCGAAGAAGATCTTCAGGAACTTAGTGATCGAGTTGTCCACGTCCGCCGAAGACGCCAGGGGCGAGAGCGGCGACAGACCGTATCCCAACCCCTCCATCGGATCGCCGGGGTTCGGCAGCTTGACGTGCGCCAAGTCCTGGGGTAGGATCGGAGTGCCATCCCTGAACGCCTTCCCCTCCGGTACGTACAGGTAACCGAGCAGGTCCTTCTTGTTGTCGGGGCTCGGTACGATGAACACCCGATCGGGTCGCAGGCACCACATCGCCGCGGGCACCGCCCTTGCGCTGGTCCGCTCGAACCATACGTACGCGTTGCCCGCGACGTTCAGTGACGTGACGATCGAGCCGACGACCTGCCGGGTCGACTGGTAGTCGTTCGGCCGCATGATGAGCTGGGCGAGAGGATGCGAGGGCCTGACGGCGTCGGGGTTCTCGGGATCCCCCTTGTAGGCCCGCAGGACCGCGGCGTACGACGCCCTGACCTTGTAGTTGATCGCCG